TCAAATTAGTTAAATTATTATAAACAGCTTCAGCTTCGAATTTACGAGAAGGTCCTCGACTTTTAGTGTTATTTGAGTATCTTTTACTGGTTGCCATGATTGATTACTTTGGTTGGTTGGTTGGTTGATTATTTATATTACTGTATATATAGTAAATTTCATTTATTCAATTTTATTTTTTGTAGATTGTAATTTATAATTTTTTTCTCATTCGTATATTATAAGTTCTATTTTCTCATTATACCGTTACAAAACCATACACGCAAAAAAAATATATACTCATTCGTAGTATTTTTTAATAGTGATCTTTGAATACCATATGGGTCAGTATTACTCGGCGACAACAATCATTATCGATAGCCAATTTTTCCAACATTGATTTAGCCTCAATTTTATATTTAGTATTAAGCATGAGCTCAATAGAAATATTGTCTGTAGTATTGTGAAATTCTTTTACCTTTTCAAGAAGCATAATTCGGAATATCGGGGCTTTATCCCCTATCGGGAGACCGCAGGTATAACAAAGAGTCGGACATATCATTTTTATTTAGTAGATTAGATATGGGGTGTTGATTATATCTATCTAATTATATATTCAATTATATTATCCATAGTTTTGTTAATAATTGAGGGTATCTAAAAAATATGCTCTAATTATCGGAAATTTGATATGTATTATTTTTTTAATACATCGCCTGTTCTGCCTGTGCTTCCCGTGCCGCCTGTGCTGCCTGTGCTTCTTTTTCTGCTTGTGCTGCCTGTGTGACCTGTGTGACCTGTCTTGCCCGTGCTTCTTTTTCTGCTTGTGCTGCCTGTGTGACCTGTCTTGCCTGTGCTGCCTGTGCTTCCAGTGCCGCTTGTGCCGCTTGTGCTTCCCGTACCGCTTGTTCTGCCTTTGCTGCTTGTGCTGCTTGTGCTGCCTGTGCTTCCTGTGCTGCCTGTGCTTCCTGTGCTGCCTGTAAATTACCAAAAATTTCATTTAATTGATTTCTCATATTGTTAGACTTTTCCGCCACTGAAGAATTTAGGTCAGAATTAACCAATCTCGTCTTCATCTTTTCCCTAACCACTTTATTAAAATTCCAATATGTATATGAATCCCTAGGTTCCAAGGCAGAATCCGATCCATCATTTGTATACTGAGATCTGAAAGATTCATTAGAATTAAGTACATACATAAATGCTGGAGAATTTACAAATCTAAGCAAAGTATCAAATTCGGGATTAGGAGCAACACTTATTATTTTATTTACTATTCTAAGTTCTCTAGGGTAATCATTTCCGGGGGAAGAAAATTTAATACTCCCCAATGTTTGATTGAGATCCCCTCCCCTTTCCGAATACAATTCTAGAATTTCTTTATTTAAAATATAACGGAGTTCATCTTGATGTAGTTTACGTAAAGGAGTTCCCAGCATTTTAATAGTATCGAGCGGTAAAGCATTCTGAGCATCACCGATGCTGTTGTTTTCCAATAGCTTCTGATATACTTTTAATACATTTTCTGGTGTGGATCTTTTATCCAAATTTTCAGGAGCTATGATCCTAGTCCTAACCAAGTCAATTGACTTTAGTAGAGTAGTTTGATTGGATGAAGTTTCCTTGCACCATGTTGAACCTTCCGATGAAGGAAAATTATCCAAATAACGCCCCCATTCAAACAGTGCATTATCATACAAATCATTACCACCCCAGCTAAGAATAGCATTATCGTTAATCATATGATCAGATTCTTTCCATGGTTCCATAAGAATAACCAACGTAACAAATGGAGAGTGGTCTACCAAAGGAATCACCGCTGAGAAAACTTCATTATCATTAATATATAGATAATTTAGTAGGGATACCGCTGCTCTTAAAGTGGGATCATCGGATTTGCATTTATCGTTATTTAGACATGTATTGAAATCACTCATAATTTTTCCAAATATACTCAATCTAGATCTACCGTCACCACCACCATAGTATCCCCCTTTTTTTCGATAGCGATTCTGCCCTGATCCGGTTTTATTACGACTATCCGCAGAAGGTGGAGAATACGATTCTCCGCTTAAAGGGAGCTCCCCGGATTCGATCGAATATATACAAGCCATAGGTCGATTGTCGTTTTCATATCGATTCATAGTAATCGGCAATTTCTTTAGTTTAGCACCCCCTTTAATAGATACTGAACTACTATTGGCGGATTCTATTTCGTACTTTACACCATTAAGAGATCCAACATCATTATTTTTCCAGTCCGACCCTGAAGGCAGATAATCCGGAATAAGCAATGAACGTAACATTTTGGTTCCGTTATCGGGATCATTATATACCGCCAGCACGATTTTTTCAGATAGTTTCTTACCGGGCATTAGAAATGTCATACCGGCACTTCCGCGCCTTGGATTCATGGCAGATTGCATGCATTGATCTTTAAATGCATCAGCTAGTTCGGGATCTTGCACCTCTACATAGTGGAGGATATTGCAATATTGCTTTAGTTTCTGACGATTGGACATAATTAGTTTTCTACAAAAGGAATCAAGATGAACAAATTGATCTAGTATATAAACAACATGATATAAATTTAACAGGAAAATGAAAAAACTAAATAGTTGTAAATTATAATTTACTTAAAATTATATATTAGATTGTTGCACATCCATTTTATATAATAATTTAGTAGAAAAGATTTAACGCTCTGATTTATTAATTTTTGGATAAGTAAGAACTATACAAAAAATGGTAGAATCTAAAGAAACCGTTAAGGCTACTGTCGTTTTCATTAATGATTGGAAAGAACCTCCACGTGTGCAAACAGAGCACTACTATGGGGGGGTTGTGAGAATTAAAGTTTATTATATATTTTCGGAACTTGCATCAGATATAAATCAAAACAAAGATATGACTATAGACCCAATTTTAGTATATTTTATGAAAAATGTGTGGAATCAGCTTAATATTGTTGTCGATTCGATAACAAGAGATTTAAATGAAAATATGTTCAAATTTGAAAATATTGCAATCGCCGATCAAGAAAAAATATACACAATATGGGAATCTATAGTAAACGATGATATTAGTGATGAAGAATGGCTCTCGGAAGAAAGAAAAGATACAAATGAAATGGTAGTATGCAGACCTTCTGTAAATTCAAAAACTTCTATAGAGTTGGCCCACTTCACTCAAAGAATTTATGAAATGGCAACAACATTTAAAAAACATCCGAATTTTGAAATCGCTTCAGAAAAGAACTTTAAAAGAATTGCTAATTATATTCATAACAAATGCCCAATGGAAAAATTTTCTCCTTCAGAAATTGAAGAAATTAGATTACAACTAGTAGCTGTATTAAAACATAATTAAATGAAAATCATATATCGACACAATTTTCTATAGATTAATTCAATTCGTTTTATTTAAAAACTAACCAAATATTGGGTTATACAATGAATAACTCCAAATAAATGAAAACTAAATAATATATTTACGACATTTAATAACTTTTTTTTTGCATTAAACATTTTATGGTACATTATGTATATCCACCATCATTGCTTTAACAAACGCAATTTTTATTTCAAACTCGGATAAAAAAACTCGAAATTAAAAATGGGAGGTACAATATCATCAGCCAAATTAGCTGCTGCAGCAAGTAAATCAGCAGAAGTCGGAATGAAAGGATTGAAAGTAGCTGACGTAGGAAGGAAAGAAATGCAATGCTACCAATGTTCGGCAAATACTGCATGTTCAAATTTGGGACCTGAAAGTTTGGAAAGATTAAAAGCTTTGGGTGTAACCGAAAAATTTGCCAAAGAAAATGGATATAATGGTATTACCGGTAGTTGTGAAAGTGGGAAATGTGCTTATCATGGTGCTATGGAACATTATAACGGAGAAGGAACATTAGGTGGTGGATGCGGTTGTGTGGGTGGGTCGGTATTTGGGGGGGCGGAAGCGGTTGATGGTGAAGAAAATGATATATTAAAAAATCTCAGAGATTATGAATCATCTGCAGCATCTAAGGCTAAAGAAAATATCATAATGGATATTGCACGTGCACTTAAAGATGCCGGACTAAAAATTAACCTACAGGGTGATTCTGATGAAATTGTTAAGGAGATCGTTGGGCAACTCCCAAATCCAAAAAATGGGTCATCATTTGCAAAAGATGCAAAGTCACAAGAAAAAGTTTGCCGCACTATCGCAAAGGTACTCAATAGACACCTTACTCATACCGAGGATGGTCCAGATGCTCTTATTAACCTTAAAGGCAGCGCTGAAAATATTTGTCGCGATATCGGTGAATTGGTTAATTCATTCGCTTCGGGTATGCATTTAGAATTTGCAGCAGTAAAATCTTCACTCAGGCGAGCATTGAAAAATCTGACTATTGCAGACAGTATTAGAGAAAATGCATACAATCAAATTATTAAGAAGATTCATGAACTTAACGACCCAGATATGAGTGTATCAGTAGTCTCCTTTGATGAACTTTATAGACTTTCACGTGCAGAATCTACTCGTCAGCGTGAAATGATCAAACAATTTCTCGATATAAAAATGGCACCTGCTGAAAAAATGATGAAATTGGCCATGCAGGAACGCGGGGAATCGTATGATATGTTGCGGAAACTAAAATTAAATCCCGGAACAAAAGAATTTAGTGATGTCCTAGCTATGAGTGTAACTGGATTGGGTACCATTTCACATATGTCTAATGAGATTAACAAAGCATTGAAGGTTGTTGGGATTTCGGCAAATGATTACATAAAATCAGTAGACGCAGATGATTTTGCAGACAAGCTAGACTCTAAACTTATGGCAATTTCAGACACAAAAGAAATTGATAAGTTTCTAAAGGCACAAGAAGTATTGAAAAGACTTTTTGGAAGGCGGGAAGAAGCAAAAATTGGAGCAGGTGAAATGTATAGAGGTGGAGCAGGTCATAAATCTAGCATTGAAAAGCGGTTAAGTAAGCAGGAAGCAGAAAGGACCATAATTCTTAAGGATTTCGTAAGTAAGCTTAATCGATATTTTGAAAAACTTCTAGAATCGGTCCAGATAATTGGTCCAAAACTTGGTCGGGATATACCTTTGTCTGACAAACTAAACAACTTTAATAATTTACTACGTAGTATTAGAGATATTAGAGTTACAAATATTGAATATTCATTAATAGGATTAAATAAAAATTCCAGTTCACGAGTAAATCGTCAAAATATGATTAGTATATTCAATAATGCGGTATACTATCTCGATGACATTATGACACTGCAGATGTATGAGAGCTCTTCTCATATGTTTATGAATATTAAGAATGCTATAGAAGGGGTTGTAAAAACTATAGAATTTTATTCTGATGTTGTTAAGAATAAATATGGAGCAGCTGAAGATGAAGATGATGATGATGGCGATAGTATTGATGATACAATTTCAAGATCGTCCTTAGATCTAAATAATGCCGTTAAGGAGTTCTCATATTATTACTATGTCGCTAAGGTGCGTGAAAATCTTTCCATTACTAGTAAACAACTAAAGGTTTATGGAAAGAATTACGGTGATGTGCTTGGAGATGCCATGGCAGCTAAAACACGAGATCTTCTATTAGAAAAAGAAAAAATAGAAGCCAAAATTAAAGATGGGGAAGTTATTGGTATATCACCTAATGATAAAGAAAAGATCAAAAAAGCAATAGAAAATGAATACAAAACCAAGCAACAATTTTACAGAGCACTCCAAGCTTTAGATTTATACTTGAAGGCATTCACAGACGCTATCGCAAGTAACCCAGATGATGT